ATGACTTTACTACAGGTAATAGATGAGAATAAGACGCGCGCTAATGCAAGAAAGCTTCTGATGACATACAGAAGAAAGAAACGACGTTTAGCGGGTGCCAGTGTAGATCCATATTCACTGATTCGCTCTCCGGAAATAACCGATGATCCGGCTCATCGAAGTAATACGAACGGTACAGAGAAAGTCATGCTGCATCAATTACGATCAGTTGACCTTATGGAAAATTACTCAAGAGAGATTGTACTGATTGATCAAGCGATTGACAGCCTATCGGATGTTTCTAAAAAAATCCTTCGTTTCAGTTATTGTGATCCCAACAAACTCACAATTCGAGATATTGCATATAAACTTGATATCTACCAGGTTACGCCATCCGGGAAATTTGAGCGTATTCTATATAGCGAAAAGAATATCGAGCGTCTTCGATCGCTTGCTTTATTTGAATTTGCAGAAGCATATTCCGGTGGCGTGTTACTAGCTCAAAAAAAATAGGGATTTTATAGGGAAATGTTAGGGGTTTTATAGGGATTTCGCTCGAATTAAGGTGATATTATGTTAGTGTCGAAAGATTAAGAGATGTGGTTGGAGTCTACTCACAAAATAACTCATAAACCGAAAGGGGGCTAATCCCCTCATCGCTTTATTTTTCTTTGACAGAAAGACGGTAAAACTAAAACGAATGGAGTTGAGAACGCTCCTTATCTTCATTCGCCGTCTTTTCTTTTGTCACTGTGGCGGAAGTAGGAGACGCAACGGTCAATGGTGAATAGCCTTGTGAGAATCTAGGAAGTTTTTGTGTGTGGTGCAATCCCACTCCAGTGACATAACGCATTTGAAACATTAGGTTGATTTCGCATACTAGTTAAGTCGGACGTAATATGATCGGACTGATAATCCGAACCACCCTAATTGTATTCTCTGTAAGACGTGACGTGTAGCTCAGTGGTTAGAGCGTTTGGTGGATAGCCAAAAGGTCGCCGGTTCGAGTCCGGTCTCGTCAATTAATTAGCCGATTAGCGGAAACTAATCCGGCGAGCGACCTAGTATCGTGTATATAAAACGATCATTGCTAGGGATGATTGTGATACGTGAAGAAGTCACTCTCTACGAGTGACTTTTTTGTTTTGGGAGGAAATTATGAAAATATCTAAGATGAAACTAGCCGATCTGAGAGCAGCAGATTACAATCCTCGAGTTGATCTCGTGCCAGGAATGGATGAGTACGAAAAACTGAAAAATTCCCTACTAGAATTTGGATTCGTTGACCCTCCGATATTTAATGAACGTACCGGTAATCTGATAGGTGGCCATCAGCGTGTAGCTGTTGCTAAAGATATGGGCTTATTTAACGAGATAGAGGTTTCGATAGTAGATTTGTCCATAGAAAAAGAAAAACAGCTCAATCTTGCTCTAAACAAAGTTTCGGGGAAATGGGATGATGAAGCACTTGTTGCTCTTTTATCAGAAATGGATGCTGATCAAATTAGTTTAAGCGGATTTGATAACGATGAAGCGAATCAATTGATCAAGTCATTTAATGAAATCCCTCAAGATGCACTGGGCGATTTTAATAATACTGAAATTGACATAAAGGATTTTTCAGGGGAAGAATTTGATTGTCAGTGTCCTAAGTGTGGTTTTAGATTTGACCAGGAGTGAAAAAAATGAACGAATGGAATTGGTCCTTAGATAAAATAAATGAAATTAAGAAAAATGGTCTCAGAGTCGTATCGTGTTTCAGCTGTGGGGGCGGATCCACACTAGGCTATAAGTTGGCTGGTTTCGAGGTAATTGGGAATGTTGAAATCGATCCAGCCATGATGAAACTTTATAAAAAGAACCATAATCCTAAATATCCCTTTGAAATGCCAATCCAGGAATTCAATAGACTACCGATTTCGAAAATACCGAAAGAGTTTTTCAACATAGATATCTTAGATGGATCACCACCATGCTCCACATTCTCTGTCTCAGGGAAACGAGAACAGAAATGGGGCGGGGCATTTTCATTCCGCGAAGGGCAGGCAAAACAAAGACTCGATGATCTATTCTTTGATTTCATTGAAACAGCTGATAGGCTTCGACCTAAAGTCATTGTAGCGGAAAATGTAGTCGGTCTTATACTTGGGAAAGCAAGAGGCTATGTATCAGCAATCATCGAAGCGTTTGATGAGATCGGCTATACAACACAATTATTTAAATTGAACGCTGCGACGATGGGGGTACCACAAAAACGTGAACGTGTGTTCTTTGTTTGTCATCGGAAAGATTTGAACTATCCCAAGCTGAGATTGGAGTTTAACGAGCAGCCAATCACCTATGGAAAAGTCCGCACTGGAAAAGGTCGACCTGTTTCTCAGGAATCTGAAACGTACAAACGATGGAAGAAGCGACGGCCTAAAGATCGAAATTTCGGGGATATCATGAAAAGAGAAATTGGCAGAGATACAAACTTCAGTACAATAATTTTTAAGAATCACCTGGTTCCAAATACAGTAACAGCATCATCAATGTACTTGCGAGACGATGTACCTGAATTTATCTCCAATGAAGATATCATACGGATTCAAACGTTTCCGTATGACTATGATTTCATGGATCAAAATGTTCAATATGTTTGCGGGATGAGCGTACCACCGATCATGATGAAGAAAATTGCTGAACAAATCTATTTACAATGGTTGAAATAAAAAAGAGGCCGGTGCGCTAACACCGACCCTTCAACGAGAACTATAAGCCCCCGAAGATACAGAGAATGCCCACGCGTGGTCTTCTGATACCCTCTGTATCTTCTAGCATTATATCTAATGCGGAGGGCTTAAACAATGGGAACACAAGATCGTGAAATGGAATATCTGATTCAAAAGGCGTTAGAAGAGCAAGAATCCATCGAAGAGTACAAAAAAATAATTCGTGTAGCTTTAGGAAAGTGGCTCAACAATCTGAAATCAGGTGAAATAAAGTTAAACTCAATCAGTGATTTGAAAGTACTCATAGAAGCGGACTTAATGCTTAAACAAATTGAAAAATAGTTTTTGTGATTCTTTTTTCTAGTATAATATCTTTATACTGGAGGTTGAATTATGAAATCAAATTTACTTATTATAGGAAATGGTTTTGATTTGAGATGTGGTATTAAATCTTCATTCTATGATTTTTTTAATGACAGAATACATGGTGAGGTATTGAATCAGTTAAATGAATTTTTTGAGAATATTGATGTGAGAGATAGTTATCGATCACTCTATTTCGATGACAATGTGTTGGCGGAGGGTGTAACTATTCCTGTAAATTGGTACGATTTAGTAAAGGATGCGAATCTAACATTCTGGGATTTGTTATTTATTAATAAGTACAATCAAAGACAACTAGCGAACTGGCATAATGTTGAACAAAATATGCTGGAAATTTTAAAAGATATCGATTTATCAAAGAAATATTCGCTTATTGGACAACATAATATCAAAGGGACGACTAGACATAGATCTACTCTAAGAAGCAGCACCGAAAAAGCTTTGATTAAATGTAGTATAGTAGCCTACTATGTGATACCTGAGGAACGGTACAGAAACAAAAATAATTTGGATGATTTTTTAGTAAGTGAATTGAAAATTTTTGAAGAGGCGTTTCTAGAATATTTAAAAATTCAATTGCGTGATGCATATTCATATTTTGATAATGCAGAACAATTAGTTGGATCTATAATTGGTGATCATATATCAAGTGACGATATTGAAGTGCTCTCATTCAATTATACAGAACCTAAATGTTTCAATGACAAAATTACCAATGTTCATGGAAAACTCAAGAATTCTAATATAATATTTGGAATCGATCAGGAACAGGTAGATATTGTTTCTCCGATGTATAAATACACTAAAACGTTTAGAAAAATGATACAAATAAAAAAAAGAAATGATGACTCGGTCTATATTAATAATAAAAAAAATTTGGACAGTATTTATTTCTATGGACATTCATTAAGTTCATTAGACTATTCCTATTTTCAATCTATTTTCGATTATTACAATTTATACGATAGTGAGATCTCGCTAGTATTTTGTTACTCTAAATATGGAACCAGAACCTCTGAGGAAATGCTTTCCGAACAAGTATACTTAGTAGGACAATTACTTGAAAAGTATGGGAAGACTATGAACAACTCAAGTCACGGCAAGAATTTGATGCATAAGTTAATGTTAGAAGGTCGGTTAACAATTAAAGAGATATAGAAATCCTAAAAACGAAACTCAATTAATGTTGATGGTGAGGTGGTGTAAAGTGAATGCCTAGGAAAAGAGATCCTAAAAGAGATCAAGCTTTTGATATTTATAGAAAAGCGAAAGGTGACATAAAGAATCGCGAAATTGCGAAACAATTAGATGTCCCTGAAAAGACAGTTGGATCATGGAAGTCAAAAGATAAATGGAACAAAAAAATGAATGGAGTACTCCAATCAAACGAACGGAGTACTCCGAAAAATAAAGGAAGCACTCCAAACAGAAAAGGGGCTCCAAAGGGTAATAAAAATGCTGTCGGAAACAAAGGAAACAGTCGAGCATCTCCACCTCAAAGAAACAAGAATGCCCTAAAAACTGGTGAATACGAAACCATTTTTGAGGATTTTTTATCAAACGAAGAAAAGGACATTTACTCAAGTATGAGTGATGATCCTTTTTTTGTTTTATCTGAAGAAATAAAGCTGCTGAAAATTAGGCAACGGCGTATGATGCAACGAATTAAAGATGCTGAGGAAGGGCTTAATCAAGAAGAAATCGAAAGGCTGCAGCAGTTACGAAAGGTCAAGGAGCCGACCGTTGTTGACGATAAGGTTGTTACTATCAAGCGCGAGTTTCTAAAAGATGTTCAAGTATCTAGAAAACAATTTCGCAAGATAGATAATATTCTGGCTATTGAGGAAGCTCTGACACGTATCAGCAATCAGCTGACAAAATCCATCAAGCAACTTAACGAGTTGTCCCTATCCAATGGTCGAGTCGCATTGATGGAAGTACAGAAACAAAAAATGGTCTTTGAGACAGAGATACTTGAACATAAGGCTTCTAAGCTTGTCCTCAAACAAGGTGAACAAAGTAAAGTTCAAGGCCTCATTGATATTGGACAAGCGCTTATTGGTCCAATAGAAGAAGATGAGGAGGTTGATTCCGATGAATCAGTTGAAATTATCGACTAAGCAACAAGAGAATATTTTTCAACCGCTCAAAGGGATTCGGATGGAGTTAAACGAGGGAACCATTCGTTCTGGCAAGACAATGTCAGATGCTCAAAAGATGGCATTGATCTATGCGGGACATCCCGACTCCAACCATCTTGTCCTAGCCTATAACCAAGAGCAGGCTTATCGGATGTTTATGGATTGCGAGGGATATGGATTAGAACATATCTTTGCCAGCTGTGCGGAGATTCGCCATGATGAGCACGGGGATCACTTATGGATTAATCTTCCATCAGGTGAAAAACGGATCTATTACAAAGGCGGAGGGAAAGTCAGTGCAGTTGGTGCTATCACCGGTATGTCATTCGGCACTGTGACTTTCTTGGAATTTAATCTTCTGAATAAAGCAGTGATCGAAGAGGCTTTTCGCCGGACCAAAGCATCGAGCTTTCGCTACCACCTTGCAGAACAAAATCCACCGGCACCAAACCATCCGAATCTTGAAACACTGAAGCCGTTTATTGAAACAGGATCTTTTAAATTCCGACACTGGCGGCCGCATGACAATCCTATCTTAACTAAAAAAGCTTTAAAAGAATGGGAAGCGGAGTGTAAAGTCTCGGAGTATCTACACAAACGTGACTGGCTCGGCGATCGTGTGATGCCCGAGGGCGTGATCTATTCAATGTTTAACGAAGATGCCCATATGACAAAAGAAATCATAGGCAAGCCTATAGAATCGTTCTTTAGTGCCGATGGTGGTCAAAGCGATGCGACAACTTGTTCATTAAATCTCGTCACCTGGAAAGATGGAAAGTATTATCTTTATCGAATGGCAAATTTTTATCACAGCGGTGCCGATACAGGTCTTACAAAAGCGATGAGTGAATATGCTAAAGAAATAAAGCAATTTATGGAATGGTGTTATAAAGAATGGTCATGGTTGCCAAAGCACTCCAAGTTCTTTGTCGATCCAGCGTGTAAGTCATTGAGTGAGGAGTTACGTGTTTTGGGAATTATCACAACAAAAGCAGATAACAACTCAAAAGATAAAGTAACCAGCAACGGTACTAAAATTGAAATAGGTATTGAGCGAATGCAAAGCGCCTTGTCAAAAGGACGCTTTTTTCTTTTCGATCATGAAGGCAACTATGGGCATTATCATTTCATCAAAGAACTAGGAATGTACGTTCGTAATGATAACGGCTACCCGGTTGATAAAAATAATCATGCCCTTGATGAATGTCGGTATGCAATTAATTACTTTACGAAACGCTATATTTTATAGCTTGGAGGTGATCGAGTGTCGTTTTGGCAGAAATTAAAAAGAGTTTTTGGAAAGGGGGCGGTTACGATAGGCGCAAAAAAAGAGCTACAAAGTATTTTAGATCATCCCAAGATTCAGATGAGCCGTGAGGAGTATGATCGTATACAAAATAGCTTGCTTTATTACCAAGGGTACACGCATTGTAATTCTGATCAAAGAGCAAAGGCAAATATCAATATGGCCCGCAAGGTTGCTTCTGAGTACGCGAAGGTAATGTTCAATGAACAGGCAGAAATCACGATCGGGAAAGAGGATAAATCTAAAAAATATGATGAAGCCAGTGCTTGGATAGAATCTGTGTTTCAACATAATGACTTCAAACGCAATCTTAGCAAGTACCTTGAGCCAGCAATGGCGCTAGGGGGCTTAGTTGTACGCCCTTATTTCAATGACCAATCAGGACAAATTGAGTTCTCATGGGCGCTACCTGATGCATTTTACCCATTGGAGAGTAGCACCAATAAAATCAGTCAGTGTGCGATTGCGTTTAAAACCATCAAAACTGAAGGCTCCAAAACATTCTTTTACACGCTACTTGAGTTTCACCAGTGGATCGATGGAGAGTATTGGGTGCTCAATGAGCTTTATGAAAGTGAAAAATTTAATGTTCTAGGGATGCAGGTATCGTTGGACACTTTGGAACAATATGCAGAGTTGGATCCATCGAGGCATGGGGAAGAAATTGAACGTCCGATCTTCTCTTATTTCAAGACAGCTGGTTTTAATAATATCCATCCATACTCACCACTTGGTGTTGGTGTTTACGACAACTGCAAGCGGACGCTCGATCGATTAAACAAAGCATTGGATGCATTTGATCATGAAATTGATGTTGGGAAACGCCGAGTGGCTGTTCCTGAATCGATGCTGGATGGCCTACCTAACAAAGAAACAGGCACAATTGAATTGACCTTTGATCCAAACGATGATTTTTATGTTGTTGTCCCAGGAGCTAAACCAGATGATTTTAAGATTACTGATTTAACCCATGAAATTCGAACAGAGCAGTATATTGGAGCAATCAACCATCGTTTGAGGTTGCTAGAAATGGAAGTTGGGCTTTCGACTGGTACGTTCGTTTTCGATGGTGCTGGTGTACGTACTACAAATAAGACTGCAACCGAGGTTATCAGCGAGAACTCGCAGACGTATCAATCAAGAAACCAACAAACAACCGAATTAGAAGAATTTATTCGTGATGTTGTGCTAGCACTGTGTGAACTCGGCAGGGCTACAGAAGTTGATGGGCAACCATTGTTTAGTGGAGAACCTCCAAATCGTGAGGACATCGGCGTTAACTTTGATGATGGCATATTCTTAGATAAAAAGTCAGAATCTGATTATTATCGTGAATTGAAAAATGATGGGCTGATTCCCGGATGGTTAACTTTAGCTAAAATAATGAAGTTGCCTGATAGTAAGGCAAAAGATCTTTATCGACAAGCGCAATTGGATGTGGTCGATGAAACTACTGGGAAAATACGTGATTCTGGATACGAAGACTTCGAGGAGTGATTGAATGGCGATTACGCTAAAGCAATTAGAGATTGAGGCTTCGTACGTCGAAGATGCTTATATGGCGATGGAAGATGAAATCATGAAGATGCTTGTGCGCCAGTTAAATAAGCCATCCAGCACACCGCTCACAGAAGACAATACATTCCGTTGGAAGATTGAAAAGATGCAGCAATTAAATTTGTTGAATCAGCAATCGCTGCACCAGCTGGTAAACGAAACAAGTCAGTATTCTTATGATCAACTACGTAAGATAGTCGTGGACATGGGTTTTGAAGTCGTTTCTGATCTGGACAATAATTTGTCTAAGCAAACAGGAAAAGAGCCGCTTCCAAGGACTGAAATCGATAATGTGATGGAGTCATATTTCAACCAACAGTGGCGTGATCTCGACAACCATGTCAATCAAACGCTGATCGACACCAATTACCTTGACAATCCACTAGCTAAGATGTATCAGCAAGTTCTAAACGATACAGTAGCCAAAATCATCGGTGGTGCTAAAACGCCACAGCAGGCGCTTAGAGAATCGATCTATGCGATGGTGGAAAAAGGTGTGATGACGACCTTTGTCGACAAGGCAGGGCGTGAATGGAGCCTTGAGCGCTATGTTCGGATGGTTTTAAAAGCAACCACTCACCGTGTCTATCAGGATCTGCGACTTAAGCGAGGCTTAGAGCATGGCATTATTACCGCATTAATGAGTAGCCATATGGCTGCTCGACCACACTGTGCCCATATCCAAGGGGGATGGGTGCTAATTGTTCGTACAGAAGATGCACCGGAAGAATTACGGCACATTCCATCCATCTACGACCACGGTTACGGTGAGCCCGATGGAACCCAAGGAATTAATTGCCGGCATCGATTATACATTCAAATTTATGATCCGGATCTTGATATTCATATGAAACAATATGATCCAAAGCAAGCGATTGACAATGCGGACTTAGTTGCAAAACAGCGCCGAATGGAAGTCGCTATTCGGCGTGCCAAAAGGCAAATGAATGCAGCGGTCTCACTTGATGAAAAAGAAGATATTCAGCACTTCAAGCAGTTGATTAGAAAACGTCAAGGTGCATTGAGAGTACTTATCGACGAGCATAATCAATTGTTGCGTCGAGATTATTCAAGAGAACAAGTCTATACGTAAACTCCCACCACTGAAAAGTGGTTGTGGGAGCTTATCATCTATATGTATTTTTGGAAAGTATTAATTGTATTGCTTCTTCCGAATCATCTAATCCATGCCAAGTTACAAAACCTTTTGACAAAGTAAAAATGTATATTTTATCAGTCTTAGTTGTCTTGCTTACAAGCTGAGTTTTTAGATCATTTACTCTAAGGGATGTAGCAATGATGAAGCTCGTTTTTGTTATGGCGAAATAATCGTCTCCGAAAGAATCTAAATAATTATATAGACTCTCATAATTATGTTTATCGTCCAATACTAAAGAAATTTTATAGACATAAGTAACCATAAACTCACCGTCCTTTTTACTATACCTAATGATATACGAAAATAAATAAAAATTAAATGAAAAATATAACATGTATTAAATTAATCATAGCAATGATTATTTATTTTGCCTTCTTACTGCTTACAGGCGTTAAAGAGAAAGCTGTCTCGGGTGATGGACGTAACCATCAAATTTATCGGGTTGTGGCGTAACCACTAGGAGGTCACTATGAAAGAATTTTTTAAGCCAATGAAGATGAACTTGCAGTTTTTTGCTGACCCAGAGTCTGATTCTGCTCGTGATGAGCAAGATGAATTTGTTGAAGATCAAACTCAAACTGAGGAAGAAGCAGAAACTAAGGAAAAAGAAACGTCCCCTAAGAAGTATTCTCGTGATGATGTTGGCAAAATGGTTGCTGCAGAAACCAAGAAAGCCGTTGAGAAAGCGAAGCAGGAATGGGAGAAAAGTATTCCTAATGATGCTGAGGAAAAAGAACCCTCAGACCAGTATCAGAGTGAAAAATCAGCCAAAGAAAAACTTGCTCAAAAAGAGGCAGAGCTAGCTCAAAAAGAAATTCGTCTAGAATATCGCGAGAAAGCGCAAGAAGAAGGACTGCCCGTGAATATCATTGATTTGATTGATTGCAGCGACGCTGAAAAAGCAGAGGCATCATTTAAATTGGCGAAAGAGATTTTAGGAGAAACAACCTCAAAGAAAAAGAAAAAGCAGTTTGTCAGTGGTGGGAATCCTCAATCGGGAAACCCAGATCAGTTAGACCCGTTTTTAGCGGGATTAAAAGGAAAATAGGAGGAATTTTTAAATGACAGTTACAGTTCAGAACTATGCAGAGAAATGGCAGAAAGAGTTAGATCAAACCTTGCAACAAGAATCATTAACAGCGGAGCTTGAAACACCTGAGGTAAATTGGTTAGATGCGAAGACGTTCCGTGTCCCTCATATCAAGACATCAGGATACCAGAACCATAATCGTGAGAAAAAAGGGTTCAATTCTGGGAAAATTACCGTTGAGGATGTCCCTTATACGTTGGACTTTGACCGAGATATTGAATTCTATGTAGATAAAGCGGATGTTGATGAAACGAATCAGGCTGCTTCAGCTGGAAATATTACTCGTGTCTTCTCAAAGGAAAATGCTACGCCAGAGATGGATGCTTATCGTTTTTCTAAATTGGCTGCATATGCCGAAGAAGATGGACTTTCGCAAGACGAAAAAATCACAAAAGAAAATGTTGTTGAAACTTTAAAAGCATCCATTTTGAAAAGCCGTCGTTATGGTACTCAAAATTTGATTCTTTATGTATCTTCTCAGGTGATGGACTGCTTAGAGCAATCGCCTGACTTCACAAGAACTATTAGCGTAGATTCTGCAGGCACGCAAATCGAAACTCGTGTCACCAGCTTAGATGGTGTTCGTATTAAAGAAGTTTGGGCAGAAGAACGATTCTATGAATCTTTTGATTTTACTGAAGGGTTTGTTCCTAAGGCAGATTCTAGAAAATTAAATTATCTGTTAGTTGCGAAACCTGCGGTGATTGCAAAAGCGAAATTCGCTAGTGTTTATTTGTTCGCACCAGGTCAAGTAGGGCAAGGGGATGGTTGGTTGTACCAAAACCGAATATACCATGACTTGTTCAAGATGAAGCATCAAGAAAGTGCTGTTATTGCATCTACCTTAGCAAAGTAGATGCCCCGGAAGAACCGGGGCGATCTGGCAATGACATGAAAGTCGATGAACTTAAAGCCGAGTTGGATCGCCTCGGCATCGAGTATCCAACTTCTGCCAAGAAACCAGAACTAATTGAGCTGTTAAAAGAGAGTGAATAACCACTCTCTTTTTTCATGGAGGTGAAACCATGGAGCGATTACGTAGAAAGCCGTTAAATGAAATCTTTGACGATCAAGAAAGCATAGAGCCATGTGGCTACTTATCTCTCAAAGAGTATAAACGCTTGGTAGACAAAGAAACGGAACTGACAGAAAAAGATTTCCGCAAGCTTCTGAGGAGAGCCAGTGCATTGTTGGACATCCAAACGAGACGTTTCTATCAACGCAATAATCTCGAATCAGATATTCCAATGCGGCGCAACGCTTTTAAGTTGGCTGTTGCCTATCAAATCGAGTACATGCATGAAGCAGATGCCACTACCTCATTTGGCATGCAGGAGCCTGACAGTTGGTCCATAGGACGGATGAGTGTTTCTAAGAGTAAAGGTGGTTCATCATCCACAAATGAAACGCCTTTGCTTTCTGGGGACGCCATGATGCAATTGTCAGGAACTGGGCTACTATATCGTGGGGTGAGTCGATGAGAATACCACCAAAACGATTCTTTCCCCATGCAATGATCTATCGGAAGAAAATTGGTGTAACCACAAGAGGCGAGCCAATTCTTGAGGATGAGCTTGTAATTGAGAATGTCCGCTTTGATGACACGGTTAAGTTTGAGCCACGCGACATCGATGGGAAAGTACAAACGCCTAATGCATTGATCTCTATGGTTAAGAAATATACTGGAACATTACCGGAGTTTTCGGTTGCGGATCAAATTGAACTCTTTGGAAAGCAGTACACGATCGCAAAAGTTGTACCGCTGACTGCTGATTCACCTGATCCATTTGGCTATGAGATTGAGGTGGTCTGATGAGTGGAATCAAGATTGACATTGAGCTAGATGGTGTCCGGTCAAAGCTTAGTGAAGATAACTTGGGGCTTGGTCAGTTGAACATGGCCAACCGGATGCTTCAAACCATGAACGAAACTGTGGTGCCGTGGGACACCATGCATTTGAGAGACACTGGACACGTCTCTGGACGTGGAAATCAGCTGATATTTGATGCACCTTATGCCGGACCTCAGTACTATGGTGGCCGGAAACATCCGGTAACTGGTGTTTGGATCCCATTTGTCAATAAACAACCTGGCACTGGTCCTTTTTGGGATGAAGCAGCGAAACCGTTATTCATGAGTGACTGGTTACAGGCATTTAAGATTGGAGCTAAACTATAATGGATTTTATTGATCGGCTGCAAGAAGTAGCCAGCAAAATTGATGTACCAGTGATCATCCAAGCCATCGATCAGGAGGAGTCAATCCGGTTGGCACCTTTACCGGGAGGACGTACAGCGAAATCGTACATGAATGGCGACAAGGTCAAGGAATTGCCTTTTGAATTCCGATTTAAAACGAAAAGTTTTTCTGGAGATCGAATCATTTATCAATTGTCAGAGATCTTAGAAAATGTGACATCTATCCCATCTGAAAATGGTTCTTATAAATTAATGGCGTTGACGATTGCCAATGAACCTTTTTTACTTGGACAAGATGATCAAAAGTTCTTTTATTATCGCTTAGTTGTACAAGCAAAACTTTATATCAAAAAACGAAAACAGGAGAGTGAAGACTAAATGAAAAATGTAAACAGCGAGCGTGGCCATTTTATTGCGCCATTTACGAATATCAACACACCACCAACAGAATCAGCATGGGTAGAGCTAGCAGACGGGATTGAAGATATTTCCGATGCGACGACAGAAACAACAGAAGAAAAAGCCTATTACAACGGCGTGAAAACGAACATGGTCAACAGTGTATCCGGTGCGTATAACGTATCTGGTGACTATGATTCTGAAGATAAAGCGCAAGAAATTATTGCGGATATGAAGTACAAGACCGGTATTGGTCGAAAAGTTTGGCATCGAGTGGTAAGTGCCGACAAGACGAAACAATGGACTGGTCATGCGACAGTGACGGATATTGTGGCTGGTTCTGGTGCAGCAGATACAACCGAGGACTTTTCTTGTACGATCACCTTTGACGCAACACCAACAGAAGGTGTCCCGGGAACTGGGGGAAATAATGCAAATGCGGCGTTGAATTCAGCGCCAGTTAATGGCAAAGCAAACAAGAAAGAAGAAGCCAAGTAAGAGGAGCGTTTAGCGCTTCTCTTTTTTACATACAAACGAATGGAGGAAACAAACATGGTAAAAATCCCAGTAAAAACAACCCAACTGCCAATTGAAATTGGCGAACATACATTTCACATTGACATATCTGAAAAAGGTGCAGAAGCATTTTGGAAATTGGTTGCAGGATATGCGGAAAAATCCTCTAAAATCACGAAAAAATTGGAAAAAGAACAGATAAAACCAGAAACAGCCAAAAGAAATGCACACGAAGCATTAGAAAAAGTGATCAATGAACTCTTAGGTCCTGGTGCATTTGATAAGTTATTCGAGCTTTCGCCTGATTATATGTTGATCTCTGAATACTATATCGAAATTTGTTCCGCAGTCAGTGAAGAACTTGGTGGGCGTAAGCAACAGTACTTTGAAAAAATGCAGCACTACTTAGAAGGTTAAATCAATGAAATTACAGTATCGATTAGAAGACACGGTGGAAATCGAAGGTGTAAGTTATCCGATCGATCTTTCTTTCGATACGGTACTTCGCCTTTTCGATTTATTAAAAGACCCGGGACTATCGGAGCCGGAAAAAATCCTTTTAGGCATCAATCTTTTGTTAGGTGTTTCATTTTTATATGACATCGAAACACAAAATACAATTTTTTTGTCGATCTTGGAGACGTTTGATATTTGGGAAAAGCCAAAACCACGATACGACAAGAAAGGCAACAAATTAAAACCAAAAATGAAAGAGATCGCGGACCAGCATTTTTCTTTTGATTACGATGCGCCAAATATTTACGCAGCCTTTTATCAAGCTTACGGAATCGATCTGTTTGATCAGCGTGGCAAAATGCGGTGGGAAAAGTTTATTGCTTTGTTTGGTGGACTTCCGGACGAAACTAGATTCCGTCAAATCATTTCCATTCGAACGAAAAAAATGCCAACAGGAAAAGTAAACAAGGAAGCAAAAGACGAACTCAAAAAATTGAAGAAACTCTATGCACTACCGAAAGAAGGTGAAGAAGATGAGCAGAAGTGATGGCAAGGTGACGATCGACATTATCGTCAATGGGAAACAAGTCACGAAAGAAATCGACACAGTCGAACAAGGGTTTTCCCGATTGGGTAAAAATGCCGATGATGTGATGAAAAAAGTCGGTTTTGATATGGGGGTCAATACTGAATCAGGAGCCAGGTCCGCTAATAAAGCGGTGGATTCGGTTGAAAAAACCGTCTCAGATCTAGGCAAGTCGACTGAATCAGCAACATCAAAAGCGGGGAAGTCAATTGGTGATAACTTTGATTCGGGATCAAAAGGAGCAAACCAAGCGACTGATAGTGTGGCCAAGACTGTTGCAGATCTGGCATCGTCTGTCGAATCTTCTGCACCACTTATGGGGCGCAGTATTAGTGAAACTTTCTTAAGCGCTGCTAAAGATTCAGAAGCATCTACGTACAAGATCTCAAATGCGACAGGGGAAATGAGTGGAGCTGTTGAAGCCCATGCGACTCGAGCATCCAATTCAATAGCCAAAGGCTTTGAATCAGGTGCCAAAGATGCAAGCAACTCCACAGATGGAATCACAAAATCTGTATCGAATATGGTTGGTTCAGTAGAAATAGCCATGCCAGGTCTCGGTGGAGCAATCAGCGAGCCGTTTATTATAGGTTCGAAACATGCCACCGCATCAATGGACGCTATCAAACAATCCTCTGCTAATATGGTGCCAGAAGTAAATCTGGCGGCAACAGCAGCTGGAAATAGCTTGTCTAGACACTTAGAGGCTGCAGGAAAAGATGGCGCACGATCGATTGCAGATGCAGTTGCTATCATGAAAAAGGATCTTGGGGATCTCGGAGATAGTGCAAAACAGGTAGGAAATCAAACAGGCAATGCCTTTCATATTCCAGAACCGAAGGCGCAAAAACTAACCGGAACGATCGGACAATTAAGTGCCGCGATGTTAATCACGAAAGGTGCAACAGCAGCATTGTCTATGGCTAAAGGGTCATTGGACAGTGCTTTTGGTCGTATTGATACACTGAACAACTTCGAGAACACCATGACACGATTGACCGGAAGTTCCGAAGAAGCAGCTGAGGGCATGGAAGGTGTACGTGATGCGGTAGTTGGCACAAACTATATGCTTGATAGTGCAGCACAGACAGTCCAACGATTGGTCTTACAAAATAAAGACCTTGAGAAGTCAACCGAAAGTTACAAAGTCTGGGGGGATGCCGTCGCTTTCTATGGTGATGGATCCGCTGATGCGATGGATAACGTGATGGATGCGATGATCCAAATGCGTGCTACTGGTACCGTCAATATGGCACAGATGGACCGCATGGTGCGTCGTGGTGTCGATCCATGGGAAATATACGCAGATGCGACCGGTCGTAGTGTCGGGGATGTACGTGATGCCATGCGCGATGGCGAGATGGGAGCAAACGAGTTTTTCGATGCTGTGGAGCATGCGATGCGTGAAGGGGGTAACGAACTCGCTTCTGTTACCGGGATGGCCCAACAAGCAGGAGATACGTGGAAAGGCTCATTTGCGAACATGGCCACCGCCACTGCAAGGGGAACCGCAAGCATTATTCAATCTACTGATGAAGCATTTGGAGAAACTCGCTTTGGATCCATGAAAGAAAATGTCCAAGGATTTGGGAAAACTTTCGAGGGTGTATTAAACGGTGTAGCTGGCGTGATCCCACCGGTTGTCTCAGCAATCGATACGATGGTTGGTGGGATTATTGACCTTAAAGAATCATCGGTTATCTTGGCACCAGCGATTATTGGGGTAACCACAGCAATCGCTGGTTATATGGTCATCAAGAAAGCAGAATTGTACACTCGTGGTTTTATTGCGTCAATCAAAACCTTAACAGGTGCTAAGACAGCTGCGGCTGCAATTACTAAAACCTTAACTGTTGCGGAGAAAACACATTTAAGTGAAACAGCCAAAACAAAGGCTCTTATGGCAGGGTCGGCAGCTGGAACCAAAGCTTATACATTGGCTACCGGAGCCCTTACTGCGGCGAAGATGGCGCTAAAAATGGTTATGAATCCGCTTGGAGGGACATTAACCTTGCTTGCTGGTGGAGCTGCGTGGTTAACCAAAAAATGGAATGATAATCGAAAAGCAGCCAAAGAATTGGCAAGTGAAATTGATGGTTTAGGTGATGAATTTGATGGCCTAAATGATGCAACGGAATCCAACGCAAAAGCATTTGAAGCACAAGGGAAAGTCATTGATTCCAATGCCGAACGAAACAAAGACTTAGCTGCAGAATTAGAGCGATTGACCGCAATAGAAGGCAAGTCAGCTGCTGAGAAGCAATTAATGGCCGACACCGTCGAAGAGTTAAATAGTTCAGTTAATGGGTTGAATCTTGCCTATGATGAAGAATCAGGCTTGTTGAATGCCACAACTGAGGAAATCCAAAAACGTATTGAAGCTTCTAAAGGCATGGAAGAAGTCAATAGCTTGGTAGAACGTCAAAATCAACTGACGCAAGAAGCCGCTGATTATGAGACTACCCTTAAGGAAGTTGCGAAAGAGCGAGCAATGCTTGAATATGATGCTGCTGTATCAGGGGTCGATGGCAAGAAAGCTGTTCAGGAATCCCTAGCAGAATTGGACGCCAAAGAAGCAGAGGCTATGGGGAATCTCGAAGGCATTTATGCCGAGAAAGATCGACTTGCGGATGAAGAGCAAGCGAAAAGACAAGAAACGTCTGAGGCTACTGTGGCAGCTAACGAGATGATGATCGCCTCTTACGGAAGCTTAAACGATTTTCAAAAAGGCGTTGTCGATGAGTTAAATAGTCAGTTAGATAGTTTTCAAAAGAAGAACGAAGATGTTTTCAAAGATGTCCCTGAAAAAGTAGAGTACGGCATGGGGCAGGCTAGGCAACATCTGAAAGATCACCTCACCTATCAAGCCGAACACGCTGACAATATGGAGAAATTGTGGGCTAGAGCCGGGGATGGTATGGATACAGGCTTGCTTGAGAAGATGGCAGAAGGCACGCCGGAGATGCGAGCTTTGGCTGCAGATATGGTCAATGCTTCTGAAGAGGAAATGTCGAAATTGTTAGAGGAATACGCCAAAATTGGTGAAAATGCACCGAAACAATTCGCCAAAACCCATGGCCTTGGAGAAGAAGATGTGCGGCTTGCTTCAAGAGAGTTAGCCAATGTATCTGTGGGTACTCTTCGGGATGAATTGGATAAAGCGGATTTGACCTCCGTCGGCAAAAAAATTCCTAAAGAAACCGCAGAAGGAATGGCTGAAGGTGAAGAACAAGTTGCAGAAGCGGCTGAGAATATCGCACAAGTTCCGGGACAAGTGATTGAAGAAACGATTGCTGAAACGAACTACGCAGAAATTACAGATCCACTTGCCAAGGGGACGTCAGACGGAATTTTGGCAGGGATCCAACCTGTTGAAGATGCATCGAAAGAACTAGCTGAAACGCCTGAGAAATTATTTGGTGAAGTGATCGATCAAGATGTTTTTGTCGCTCATGGTGAGACGCCGGGTAAAGGATACGTTGAAGGCATCGATCGAAGTAAGGAAGCAGTTCAGGCAAGTGCCGCCGAATTATCAGGTGTGCCACGAGAAGTCTTTGAAAAAGAAATGGATCCAGAAACGTTTAAAGGATTTGGCGTAAATATTGGGGAAGGTGCAGCTGGAGGGATAGATCAATCTGCCCCGCAAGTTGAAAACGCCACGAAGCAAATGGCTGAATTGGCAAACAAAGCTTTCCGTAAGGAAAATGATATCAACTCACCATCTGGTGTTTACCGAAAGTATGGTGGTAATATTACGACCGGTCTTGCCCAAGGAATCGAGCAAAATAGCAGCGCACCTGAACGAGCGATCGTACAGTTGGCCAAGAAATTAATGTCCTTACTAGATAAGGAGTTAAATGCCAATCAGATGGGCAAACAAATCGGGAAGCCGATGGTCGAAGGAATCGCCCAAGGGATTGATCAGAATTCTTCCAAAGTACTTAGTTCAATTGCCAAGATGACGGATGAAATGGTCAAAAAGTCCAAGAAGGCTGCAGAAGACGTCGTCAAGGAATTTGAAAAGATGGATCGTGATGTGGATCGAACTTTGCAGAACATGCCAAGGATCGCCGCAGCCACTATGCGTGAATCAAATCAAGCCTACCGTGAGGGGATGCGAGATGCGAATGACACAATCCGTGAAGGTGCTCAACGCATGCCAGATCAGATGAGTCATTTACCTGATCAGTTTTATCGCATCGGACAAAATTCTATGATCGGTTTAAATAACGGCTTGGTAGCTGGTCAAGCACAAGTTTTAAGTACTGCAGCTACGATTGCCAATCAAGTGGCCCAAACGATGCAGCGTGCCTTAGATATCAATTCGCCATCAAAAGTAATGGAAATGGATGTGGGACGTTGGATACCTGCTGGTATCGGTGAAGGGATTGAACGATTCAAGCATTTTGCACTAGATGCCATTGAGGACTTGGGCGCACAACTTGTTTTGCCGAATATCCAAGCTGAATCAGTGGCTATTGCTGGGAACGCAGGCTTTGGATTATCGTTGCCAGCGGTCAAGAGTGGATCGACAACCACCAACCAAACGATCCATAATACACCGCATATAGATATTCGTTTTGATGAGATCACAATCAATGATAATCGTGATATTGCTGAAATATCGGAGCTTCTGGCGGAACACACGGCAGATGAAATGAGGAGGAGATTAGAGTGACAAGTGGAGAACCTTATTTTGAATTTAATGGCCATAAGTCGATTGACAAGAACCTCTATCTCCTGAATGAGATGGAGTTGACAATTCCTGAATCAGATCTTCGATTTGACGAGGTGGACGGCCGGCAAGGCGCAATCATTTACGACAATGAACGAGAAAAAGATATTATCAAGACATTTCCCATGGAACTTAGAAAAGAAGCAGACAAGTCGCTTTTCCAACAAGTCAGAGAGATCACTCACTGGCTGAAGGAACCAAAGCGATACAGTCGGCTTCTTTTTTCTGAGGATCCGGAATACTTCTATGAGGGCATCTTTCACTCTCAAGTTCGTATTCTCGATCGATGGCGTGATCACTTTGACGTGGCATTGCCTTTTCGTTGTAAGCCAGTAATGTTTCGGCTTGATGGCCAAACTGCTGTTTCTATTTTATCCGGACGTACACTAGAAAATCCTGAATCGATTCCTTCACTGCCGATCATTCAATTTAGATATAGCGGCACGGCTGATGCGACCTTGACCATTAATGGAAGGCAGTTCCGTATTTTAAGAGCTGCCGGAGCTGGGTTGATTACGATTGACAGCGAACTAGGCACCGCTTATCGGGATGGAATAGCGAATATATCCAATGCAATCCTAATGCAATCTGATGGATATCATGTGCCTCAGTTGCGATCAGGCAATAATACTATTTCATTTACTACACAAATCACACAAATGATGATTACACCAAGATGGAGGTCGATGGCGATATGAGTGTGCCAATTCTTTACAATGAATCGAATAACGATTACAGCACGCTCGGTCTAGGTTTATTGAACGAAGCAAGCAGCGTGTTGGCTGTAAGGCATAGAAATCAATTTCCATATCTTACCTTCAACTATCCGATCAATGGCCAGCTATTTTCTCAGTTGAAAGAAGGGAAGAAAGTAGTTGTTGATGTTGGTCCGAGTACAAGATCAAAGCGTCAACGATTTGAAATCGTCCGGATCACCAAACCGCAAAATGGTCTTGTGTCGGTCTATTGCGAACACATTGCTTTGATCACTGAAAAAACTGCACTAAACAAAGGACAGAAGCACACCGCTATTTCGGCGCAAGAGGCGTTGAACCAGTGGCGTGCTCTTTTAGTTCCACAGCGTGATTTTACCGTGTTTACGGATCTGACAACGGTCACTGCAATGGATTTTTCCGAAGTTGGTCACTTTGAAAGTGCCGCTGAAGCTTTGGGTGGTAAAGAGGGCTCAATTCTTCAAAAGTATAATGGCGAATACATTTTCGACAATAACGAAATTCGCTTGATGCGAGAAGGTGGTAAGGAGACCGGAGTTGTTATTGCGTACGGTAAGAACTTAGTGGCTCTCGTTCAAGAAGAGACGATCGAGAGTACCTATACTTCGATTCGACCATATGCTCGAGCGAATGAAGAAGGGGCAAATGAATTGGTTCTTCCAGAAGTCATTATTGATGGTCCACACGTCAATAATTTTCCGGAACGACGTGTTCAGACAGTTGATCTAAGCAGCCGCAATCCTCAAACAGTCGCAGAGTTGCGCCAATTCGCCCAGTACTATATTTCGAGCAATCAAATTGGCGTTCCTAAAGTTAATCTGAAAGTGAAGTTTGCGGATCTATACAGCGCTACTGGTGAAGAGCAACATCGACTGCTTGAGCAATTGGAACTATACGACACCGTCACCGTGGCTTTTAACAAGCTAGGTGTCAAGGTCAATGCAAAGATCAATCAGACGGTTTGGAATGTGCTGTTAGATAAGTACGAATCGATTGAGATTGGCGATTCAAGAGCGACATTAGGGTCCAACCAAAAAGAACAGGATCGCGATCGTGAGGAACAAATCAATCGACCACCAATTATTGGACCCGGAAACATAGCAAATGTTCGACCTGGCACGATTACAAATCTAGTCGCGTATGGCGGCTTTAGCCAAGTGATCTTACATTGGGATATGCAAGGGCTAACGGTCAGAGAATATGAAATCTATGCCTCTCAAGAAAAAGGGTTTGTTCCGGGACCAAGTAATCTGTTGGGGACTACAAATGTGAATGCTTATACCCATGGAACAGAAACCAAGTTGCAATGGTATTATCGTGTTCGAGCAGTTAACCATCATGATGTTGCTGGTCCATTCTCAGATGAGGTATATGGTCAAACAGCCAATACAAAAGAACTGGATGAGCTAGAAGGAATCTTGGATGATTTGAATGATCGGATTCTTCCGGAACTGGATGAGCGGTTAACTGAGAATGATCAGATCCTTTATGAGTTGAAGGAGAACATTTTGCCGGATCTTGAAGGAAGGCTGAAAGATCTTGAAGTCGAAATGGATATACTCACCACTGTAAAGTTACCGGGACTTGAGCAGAAATTGATCGATAACGAGCTTGCTTTAAATGAATTGAATAATGTTTCTTTACCACTGTTGGATGATCGGTTGAAGTCAGCCGAACAAAATTTTCTTGATGCACAAAAACGAATCGATGATGCAATGGCAGATATTCGTGAGGTTGAGGATCTGCTTTCTGACTGGCAGTGGCAAGACACGGTTGAAATTGACGGCGGGAAAATTCGAGCCAATACGATCCAAGCGTTGTCTATCATGGCAGGAAGCATTACAACAACTCAGATTCAAGCAGGAAGCATTGTTGGGAATGATTTGGCCATAAATACAATTACAGCCAGAGAAATCAATGTCCAAACGATAACAGCAAACGAGCTTGCAACCAATGCAATTATCACAAGGCACATATCAACCAATGCGGTAACCGCGAATGAGATAGCCGCCAATACTATAGCTGCAGATAATATTTCCACAAATGCAATTATCGCTCGTCATATTTCTACTAGCGCAATCACGGCAGAAAAGATCAATACGAACGCAGTAACGGCCATAAAAATCAACGCAGGTGCTGTCACTGCTGAGAAAATTGCGACAAGTGCTGTGACAACAGTCAAGTTGAACGCCGAGGCGGTAACGGCTGCTAAAATCGCTGCCAATACAATCACAGCAGCGCAGCTTGCAGCCAATACCATTACGGCCAATCAGATTGCCACAGAAACGATCACAGCGAATCGAATTGCAACAAACGGTATCATTGCGCGCAATATTACGGCAGGATCGGTCGTCGCAGACAAATTGGCAACTGGATCAGTGACAGCAGTCAAAATAGCTGCTGGAGCCGTCACCGCTGATAAAATCGTCGCTCGAGCTGTGACTGCGGATAAATTAGCGACAAATGCCATTCAAGTTGGCTTTAACAACATGGGGAATAGCTTAAGGTTGACACCTACGACGTTGGCATTTTGGCAAAGCACCTCAGTGCGGTTTATGGAAATGACTGGTCTTCGTCTTGAATTTTTCACTGGTCAAAGCACACGTATTGGTGGTTTTGAGCGAAGCAGTATGAGTGGGCGGACTTGCGTCGCGTACTTTGCAAGAAACTCTTATAGCTTAGTGTTGGGACGAATAGTCAACTCCGCAGGAACGAGTGAACAAAGAATACCTGTGATGGAAATTCAAGGAAATAACGCTGCAATCCAGATGCACGCCAACATCAACATGAATAGATGGAGCATTACCAATCAATCCGATATCCGCTTGAAAGAAAACATCCAAGAAACTTCTGTTTCAGGCATAAAAGAAACAAAACGAATTCGCATGGTTGATTTTGATTGGAAACAAGACTATCGTCCAATTGACAAAGACACTCCGCCACCAACTACTCGTCAGTTTGGAATGATTGCCCAAGAGGTACCTTTCTTACAAGCAAACATTGATGGGGATAATCATTATTTGTCGATTGATATGAATAAACAAGTCAATCTTAATACGAAGACCAATCAAGAGTTGATCGCGATCGTTGAATGCCAAGAACAGCGTATTCAAAAATTAGAACGAGAAATGGAGAAAATCGCATGAAGATTACCCTAAAGAATTATGAACTAAGTGCTGCTCTTTTATTTATTCAAGAAATGGCGTTGAAAGCTGCAGATAGCCGCCATCGGTCAAAGTTTAAAAGTTCATTGATTGAAGCAGTCAAGGGGCTACAGGAATCAGAATTAGAATTATATGAGTTGTATGGGGAAAAAGACTCTGAAGGTCAATTGATCATAAATGAAGAAAAAACTGGTTATGAAATCAAAGCGGAAAATCGCCAACAATTCTATCAAGAAATGAATGTTCTATTAGATGAAGAGGTCGTGATCAAGAGTGGGTTATACGCCAAAAATTTCGAGAAGTTTGGACAAGTACTTGCCAACTATGACGGTGTCATCTCAGGTAAGGAAGCCGATATTTACGACCGCCTAATGGACGAATTTGAGAAACAGGAGGAAAAACAAGATGTTAAAGACTAACAAAAGCACTAGTGTAAATGGACAGGTAATGATTGACGAAACGATGGTTGTTTATCTATCGGCTTCGATCGATGAAGATAAAGGTGTGTCAACGTCACCATCAATCAGTATCCAAGAGCCCGATTTATACCAAAAAAACAAAAAGACTTGCCGTGATGGAATTCAAGAATTTTTAAAAGAACTGTGGGTTTTAGAAGACAAAGCTTGAAGGAGGACGGACGATGGAAAATCTCTACGTAACCAGTGAGATCACGTTAAACAAAACGGCGGAAAAACGTTCTTCTCCAGTACCGACCAACACAGAATTTTTTAGTTATGATCAGCGTGTTGCCAAAAAGACGATCAACTTTCAGTTTAAAGGTGAGCCGTTGGACCTATCAGAAGCGAATGTCATTTTAGGCTTTGATTTCGTGACTGCAGGTCAGTCAGTCATTTTTGAAAGTGCTGATGGCTCGATCAAAATTGAAGATTCTGCAGCCGGAAAAGTGAATGTGATGTTGCCAAATGACATCTATGCGTATTCCGGCTCAGTGATCATTTATGTGTTTGTCGAATTTTCCAATGGCCAATCATTAGATTATCCAGCAATTAGTACGGAGTTCCAAGAATCTTGGCTTGATGAGGACCTAGAAGAAATGACGCAGTTTTATGTGAAGCGTTTTGAAGATCTACGAGACCTAGTTTTGGAACAAGTCTCGGGGATCGATCACGATTTGACCGAATTTGAAAATCGAATTGAACAAATTGAATCAGACCTTGCGGCCTTTGATATAGATTCCCTAGCAAAGGAAATTGAAGAAGAGATTCGCACAACAGTAGAAGGCAGGCTCAGTGATATCGAGAAACGACTTGAAGCTGCGGATTTTGTCACAGAAGAAAATGTTGATCAATCGCTAGAGAAATTTATGTTTGGTGTTCCATTGGTCCGAGAACCACTGCTTGATTTAACTGGGAAAATCCGTGGGAGTATGAAAGAGAACCTCCATAGAATCGGTGGAAGTTTAACTACCTCTTTACCCAGCAGTGCAAATGGTGGGACGGAAGTCACTCAAGCGCAATACAATCGTATAGCCGTGAATGATGGAATTGATGTGAGTATTAGTGGCACTTCTTCAAATGGTCGTATGCAAGTTGTATTTACATGGGACATACTCGGTGATATGAAGCGACGGTTTCCTGAATTATTTGCTTTCTTTTCCCCAAAAACAGTACAAGAAGAATTAGCGGTAATTCAACCTTTTGTTAAAAATATTCAGTTCACAGCTTTTGCACATATCAATTCCAACACATCATATCCGATCATTGGGTATCGAAGAATGCCTGATAACACAGGATTTAACTGGGAGGAAATGGCAAGCCACGAGAGTACTTTCAACGATCAACTTACTTTTCCAATCGAGTTGATAACAAATCCAGCAATACCAGCGCATGTGGGGAAAGCAGCCGTGGTATTACGAGGACCTGAGCGACAAGCAACTAATCAAAGTGCGATTCGGGTTGCCTATGCCAAAGTAGACTATACGGTGGCGTTTAGTTTGGATAAGTTATTTATCCCTAAAACGATCAATCAGATGTCAAATCCAACTATTGATATGTTCAATCACTTAGCCCAGCGAGTAAACGAATTAGAAATGAAAGGATGATAAAAATGGACGGACACAAAGCAATCTACGACACAAGGAACTTACAAGATCTGCGGCCGCTATATACGCCGAAGGATCGCCCTGTATTTCATCCCTATACGGAAGTGGCACCGCCAATTGATCCGCATGTGGTGGTTATTGGTTTTGATTTTAATCGCCAACGTTGGAATGTGGTGAGTGCTGCAACACCAGAAGATGTTGAGGAGTTGCAAGAAACGACGGATACATTGGGCAGACAAGTTGTACAGCTGACGTTACAAAATCTTCAACTGTCACAACAAGTAAGAGAATTGACTCAAGGAGGGCAAAAAAATGCTTAATTTTGAGACGATTCAAGATTGGTACAATCGTGGCTGGATGACAGAAGATGACGTCAATCAGTTTCTGGCACTTGGTGCAATCACAGAGGAACAGGCAAATACAATTTTAGAGGGAGAAGGAAAGTCTTAAGGCTTCTCTTTTTCAATTTCGGAAAGTGAAGGTAATCGGTATGTTTTATTTTGTCAGTCTTTTTATAGGAGGAGATTTTATGGTTCATTTATTTGGAGGAAGTTTAGATGTCATTGATGTCTATTTAACCTTTGTCGTTATTGATTTGGTCGTAGGGTATTTTAAAGCCCTTAAGTCCCATAGTTGGATGTCTGCGGTGAATTTAGAGGGATTGTTTACGAAATTCATTACGTTTGCGACAATTTTTGCAGCTGCTTCTCTTGATAAAGTGGCGCCAATCATTGGGATTAGTTTACCAATCAACATTGCGCTTGTATGGACGATCTTACTTATTTTCTATGAGATTAGCAGCATTCTAGAAAATGCTTATGAATCAGGGGTCAAGGTTGGTTACTTGCAAAAGTGGCTTGCGGTTTTCAAGGAAAATGTACACAAAGAGTCAACGCCGCCAGACTATGGTGATGGCCAAAGCGAAACAGAAAAAACAATCTATCAGCACAAAGATCAGGATCAGTCGAAGGGCTGATCTTTTTCTATACCAAAATTTTAGGAGGATTTATCTTGGACCAGAAGAAATTTAGTGACAAATGTCGAGACCTAGTAGTCAGTTATACCAATGATCATTTGGATAAGAGTGATCAGAAAGAAATTACATCGGATGATGTGTTTATTGTCTGGCAAGTTAAGGTACTGCAGAACAACAAGGCGCTGTTAAGTACAAAGCTATTTGATGGGATATACTACGAGATCACCTACAACGGTGATAAAGACGAGTACTACTTTGATGCATATAAAAAGTGGGAAAACAAAGCTATTAAAGCTTAGAAATATAGGAGGAAAGCATTATGACAAAAATTGTAGATTTACGCGGCGATTCTAGAATTTTAGGACCGTCTAATCCAAATCGATCCGTGGCGGGCATCACTAAAATTGCTCGTCATCATTCAGCAACAGCGACAGGCGATGTGTGGGCATTCCAAAATCATTGGCGTAATGTAAATAAATGGGGGACTGGTGGCTATCACGAGATTATCCTGCGTGATGGATCAGTTCAGTTGATTTATCGGGATAATGTCACTACAAATGGTGTAGGTAATCATAACAGTTACACATATCACATTTGCCTAGTTGGCAGCGGATCATTTACTGCAGAACAAGAAAAATCCTTTGATGAGCGTGCACGAGCAGCCATGCAACGTTTCAATCTGAAAGCATCTGATGTGCTTGGTCATAACGAGTTTTCAGGACACACATCTAGTACTTGTCCAGGAATCAATATGGCGACTGTTCGAAGCCGACTTAGCGGTTCATCTGGATCGACCCCGACACCAAGCCCTGCTCCTACCTACAATGTGGAGCCTTGGAACAAGCGCCAAACAGTGAGCACCGACGTGCTAAATGTAAGAGCTGCGCAAAACACGAACTCTGCTATCATTAAAACGTTGCTACGTGGACAAACGTTCACCGCTACTCGTATCACTAGGAACGGTGAAAGCGTCAATGGGTTCACTACTTGGTTTGAGGTTGATGGTGCTGGTTGGGTATCTGGTGCTTTAGTTACTAAGGTTTCAAGTAATAATACAGCTTCAGCAGCACCGCCAGCTAACGTTTGGCATAGTCGTTCAGGAACCGTCACAGTGATCGCAGCTAAGGGAATCAATTTGCGAGGAACTTCTAGCGGAGATACAACTACACCGACTAATCTAGGCGTTCTTGCTTTGTTGGGACATGGTCAGCAAGTTAAATATGATCGTGTACTAGTCCAACGAAATGGGCATGCCTTTGTACGTCAACCTCGCTCTGGAGGATTTGGCTGGTTAGCTATTGGACCAACTAAGGATGGAAAAGTGACATCTTATTGGGTAAATGGAATCACACTTTAAACTATAAAAACGCATACAATGTACCATAAAAATTCAAAAAAATATGTAAAAATGATCTTAAGTAATAAAAATCATATTAGAGAGGAAGATTATTATGACAACAACGATTCAAGATTTACGAGGAGATGCAAGAATTCTAGGACCGTCAAATGCGAAACGAGATGTTTCAGTGGTGACAAATATTGCTCGCCATCACTCTGCAACGGACACTGGCGATGTATTTGTATTTCAAGAGTATTGGAACGGAACATTAGGTTGGGGAACGGGTGGTTATCATGAAATCATTCTCCGTGATGGCACGGTTCAATGGTGTTACTTCGATGACGATGTAACCAATGGCGTAGGTGGACACAATACACCGACCTATCATATTTGTTTAGTAGGGAACAGCTCATTTACTGAAGCACAAGAAAAAGCCTTTAATGAACGAGCGAAAGCAGCAATGGAACGATTTGGTTTAGGTGTTGAAAATGTCTTGGGTCATAACGAATTTAGTGGTCATGCTTCAAACATTTGCCCGGGCATCAACATGGATGTCGTAAGGGATATTCTTAACGGTGGTGATGGCAATATTCCAGAGCCAGACTATATTATGCAAGATTGGAACAAAGAGATGGTTGTTGCAGCTGATATTTTGAATGTACGTCAAGAGCCAAATACACAATCAGCAATATTGCTACAATTAACGAGAAGTCAAGTCTTCCAATCCGCACGTGTCACGATCAATGGTGAATTAGTAAATGGAATCAGACATTGGTATGAAGTTGATGGGAATGGATGGGTTTCAGGATCCTTAGTTGCGGAATCCTCTGTTGACAATGAGTGGATCGAACAAAGTGGTGAAGTGAAAGTTGCTATTTCTGGAGGCATTAATCTCCGAGGTCCTTCTGCGGGAGACGTAACAAACCCTACGAGTTTATCAATCATACGCCGAGTAGATTTAGGTGAAACAGTTGCATATGACAGAATACTGGTTCAGAAAAATGGTCATGCATTTGTCCGCCAATCTCTAAGCGAAGGTTACGCTTGGCTAGCTATTGGTTCAACTGCTAATAGTATAGTTACATCTTATTGGGTAAGTGGTATTGAAATTTAA